AAAATCGTTTTGACTAACTTCTATGATTTTATAGACATCTGAAGATGCATTTAAACAATTAAAATCCAATTCATTTTCCGCCATGCGGCAAAGGGTATTTTTAATGTCTTCGCAATTTTTAGTAAAAATAAAATATGCCATAATTATTAACTTCCTATGTTTTCATATATGATTATATAACCAGAGCCACCGCCTGAACTGCCATAGTTAGCACCAGTTAAAAAAGTTCTAGTCATAGCTGGAAAAAGTGCTCCTGGAGCAGTTCCATCAGTTCCTGCTTGAGAAGCTGGGGCAGCAGTACCACCATTACCTGCATTAACAGTTCCAAAATTAGTTATATTAGTAGCACTGCCAGGATTACCTGGGTTCGAATAACCGTCACCTCCATTTCCTGGAATTCCACCCGATCCTACCGCATAAGGTGCTGAGAAAGGCGCTGTTACTTGAGATTGGAATAAACCATATCCACCAGTTCCACCAGATCCACCTTGAGCAGGCCCTGCGTTGTTAGGATATCTAGGGCCACCATTTCCTCCTCCGCCTGCCCACATGTAAGCGGATATATAATTGGCATTAGCACTAGCTGTATATGTTCCACTAGCAGGCCCTGCTTGAATTTTTGTAGGTATTAATGCTCCTCCGCCAGCTGATCCAGAAGCTGCTGATGTAATTCTTCCTTGAGCATCTACAGTAATGTCCGCTGTAGTATAACTACCTGCAACAACAGCTGTATCCGCAAGTTTGTCTGCGGTAACAGCATCGTCTGCAATTTTAGCTGTAGTAATTTGTAAATCAGAAACTTTTGCAGTAGTAATTTGATTGTCCGAAATTTTAGCTGTAGTAATTTGATTGTCTGAAATTTTAGCTGTAGTAACTGCATTATCTGCAATTTGAGCAGTAGCAACTGTTCCTGTAATATTTGCAAAAGCAATTGTACCACCTAAAGTATCTAGTGAAATTTCTTTTAAATCTGTTCCATCAGAATATGCTGCATAAATCTTCGCCGCATCTAAAGTAAATCCTGTCCCTGAAGCTGTTTTAATAGTTAAATTAGTTGGCCCACTAACAGCTGAACAATCAAAGATATAAAATTTTTCAATTGAATCTGGAATAGTTACAGTTGAAGCTGTAGTTAAAGTTCCAGTAAATTTAAGAACCATGTTTCTTGCATTAGAAATAGTTTTGTCTGTCATTGCAAGAGCGACAGTTCCGCCGTCACTTAAAGCAACTGCTTCATAACCAGCAATAGCTTGTTGAATAAGGTTTAAGTTGTTATTAGTATTATCTCCCCATGTACCAGCGTTTTCGCCAGTAGCCATTAGTTCGAGTTTAAGATCTGTAGAGTATTGTGAAGCCATAATTTTTTAAAATCTCCTGTATGTATTTTACTATCGTTATGCGGCTAAATCAACAGGTGTCCATACAACGGAAGTTCCTGTATCAACTTCAGCCCATGCGATGATATTAGGGGTAATTGTATTAACTGTCAATCCAATGCCAGTAGGTATTACTTTAGCATTACCTATTAAAGTCACTGATCCTGTGCTAGGTGTAATAGATATTCCTGTAACATTATATCCAGCTATATAATTAGCTTGACCTACGGAGCCTGTTATAGAAGATCCAGTTACAGATACATCTGCATTTCCAGCTGTATCTTCATTTCCGCTATATACTGTTATAGAACTTCCAGTAACATCTACAGGAGTTTTAACTCCTCCTATAGCTTCACCTTGAGCAATGGCTGTACTTATTCCAGTAAGTTGTACTAGAGCACTTCCAGTAATAGATACAGATTCAATATTTGTATTAATGGTATGTTCAGCAACATTAACATAAATATTTGCTCCTGCTTGAATGTCTACCGAATTTATTGCTGTATTTAATCCAAACGAAACAGTTATTTCTTGAGTATAATCTGTGAATGCATCTTCATTACCAGTAGTAGCTGTTATACTTACACCATCTGCTATAAGCACAGAATAATTTACTCCCCATGCCCAACCTCCCCAAACATCTCTACCCCATCCTGATCCTATTAAATATCTATCATCAATAGTTACTCCTGAGATATTTGTATTTAATTCAGAGCCAGTTACAACAGCACCGATTCCTGTTGTTTCGTTTCCTGTAAATGTTTGTAAAGATAAACCTTGTTGTTCAATTAATGCAGAAGTACCTGCTACCACAATAGGTTCTGCTATTTGTAAATTAATTCCTGTAGGATAAACATTTGCGTTTGCTTGAGTGGTTATAGAACCAATATTTGTTGTTAATGAAACTCCAGTTACATCAACATAAGCACCTTGAAGATCGCCCCAAGCATTTATGTTCCAAGCATCTCCGCCCCAACCGATTTCAACAACACCAGTTGCGGTTACAGAACCAATGGATGTAAGAGAACTTATACCAGATACTTGAGCACTTGCATTACCTTGTAATCCAAATTCTCCTATACCAAATGATAGTTCTCCCCATCCATTAGCCATTCCATATTATCTCTCTGTTACGATATTCTAATGATTGCTTGAGTATCGTTTGCATCAGGGAACTGAATAGTAAATGTTCCAGCTGTTGCAGTTTTGTCTCCACCGAAATCTAACACACATACTGATTTACTAGATTCAGATGTGTTATAAATTAAAGCTCCTCTAGCTGTTAGAGTAACTCCAGTGAATGATAAATCATTAAAGTCAACGAAAGCTGTTGTTCCGTTTACTGATACTAAAGCATTAACTAATGTTCCGCCACCTGCAACATACTGTCCAGTATCTCCAACTTGTCCTGAGATACCTACTGCGTATGAAGTAGTGTCTGCACCGATAGATGCAGATGAATCATATAGTGCTAATTTAAATACATCACCTGTTGATGGGGCGAAGTCATGCAAACCATTTAATAGATCTTCCTTAAATGAATTAGTAATTGCGTTTGTTGTAATTGCCATAATTATTTCTCCTTATTAATTTTGTTTATGGTGATGGTGAAGCAACCTTAACTCTAGGTACTCCGTCATCGTATTCTCCTCTACGTCTTCTGCCCATTTGTTGTAAAGCAAAAGCCTGTACTTCTTCATTATACTTGTCAGAATACAGTTTGTACATATCCGCAGGGCCTTTTAAGTATGCAAAACATTCTGTTAATACACCATGTAATAACATCCCCTGTTGATGTTCCGATAAATAAGTGCTGTTAGTAGAAGTAAAATGAGGGGGATCAATAATGTAATTAATTTGAACTTGTCCTGCCGCAGCCGCTGCATTAGGAGTAGGCGCTACTACAATTGTATAATCATCCCAATTAGCATAATAAATAGGAGTTCCTGTAGTATTGTCTGGGTTATATTCAGATATAAAACTAGTGTCTCTTTTTTCCAAAAATTGTCTTGTTCCAGATATAATAGTTTGAACTGATCTTAAAACAACACAATCAGAAGGTAATGTTATATATCTTTGATTAGTAATAAAACTAGAAGTTGCGTATTTTCTTAAATCATCATAATCTACTTTTCCAGCAACATTTAATTCTACATTGGTTAAAAATTGGTCAATCAAAGTATCAGTTAATACAGTATCCCCAACTTCGGTATAGTTTCTTACTTGTGTTAAAAATTGTGTATAAGTTATAGCCATTATGATATTGTTATTTTTATTGTTCCTATTTCTATTATAGCCTGTCTTCTGGTGTTTTGAATAGCCCCGTTATCAGGAATCATTCCCGATGAATTAAAAGCAAAATCTCCAGGAAGCTCTAAACTAACGGTACACATGCCCTCGCCTCCAGAATCCGCTTCCACATTATTAACAATTTCTGGTTGTTGAAAATCTTGTGATCTTACATTAGCTAAAGCAACCGCATCTGCTTTATGATAGGGAGGATCTAGTTGTGGATGTTTTGGTTCATATTCAGAAATATGTACCCACGAACCTTGCCACTCTTTTACCATTTCTGTGTAAGGAAAAGCCGCTCCCGAACGATCGGATATAGATAAAGATCTTTTTCCTCTTGCTTGATTTCCCATAATTAACCTGCTGGATAATAATTTTGAGGTGAAATATAAGAAGAAGTCCTTTGACCATCTTCTTCTAAAGCTCTCATCATTTCATCTTCATATAGTTGTTTTAATAATTGAATTCTATCAGGAGCTATTTTTTGTGATAAATAATAAGCAAGTCCTGCACACATAGCTGGCATAAATCTGTAAACAATATCTGCAGTATTAGTA